GACACTGGATTGCCTGTCAAAGGAGAACTCGCGCAAACAGACCTCGGGAAAGAGGTCCATACGCTCCTCAAGATGGATGCGGTGGGAGGTCTTTCGATAGGGTATATGCCTACCGATGTCGATTACGCCGCTGATGGCGTGCGGTTGCTAAACGAGGTTGACCTGTTCGAGGTTTCCATCGTCGCCATTCCGATGAATCCGAAAGCGCAGATAGCCCATGTCAAGTCACGATTGTCTGCCCGCGGTGAATACGTCCCCACAGACAAGGAACTGGCGGAATTGAAACGAGATGCGGAGCGGCATTTGCGTTCCAAAGGCTTCAGCCGCGTACTGGCGATGCAGTGCGCGAAGAATCTTTTCATTGAATTGGCTCCGAGCGCGATGCCGGAACCTAAAACAGATCACCAGGGCGAGCCTGATGGTCATCCCAAAAGCCAGCCGAGCGCGACGCCCGATGAGCTTGAAGTCATAGCGGGGCTAACCGGGTTCAAGGATCGAATGATTCTGCAAGACCTGGCGATGTCCTATCAACGAATTTTCAGGAGATGAACATGGCAAACGAAATCCTACAGAAAATCGAAGAGTTCGGCGAAGCCGTAACTCAGATGCGCAAGGCGAACGACGAAAGCATTGCCGAGATGAAGAACGGCAACGAGTCCAGAGCGAGGGAACTTGAGATCAAGTCCGACAGTTGGAACAAGAAGATCGACGAACTGCTCAAGGTGACTTCCGCCCTGAACAAGGAGAACGAGGGGCAGAAAACACGAATCGAGATACTGGAAGCGCTGTCCGATCGTCCCAAGGGCACTCCCGCGGAGCAACTCGAACAGAAGCATGCGCAGGCATGGGTCAAGTACATGCGTAGCGGCTTCAAGGATTCGGCCCTCGAATCCGAGGTGAAGGGTTTCGAGAAACAGATCAAGGCGAACGAAGTGCTCTCCGGGACGGCTCTCCAGGGCGGCAATGCCGTTCCGAAGATCGTTTCAGAGGCGATCGAAAAGCTGGTGCTGAAGCTCTCGGATATCCTTCCGGAGGTCAACAACGTCGCTGCGGGTAGTCCGGATTACAACGAACTGGTGACGATCGCAGGGGCAAATGGCGGATGGTCTTCGGAGACCGGCAGCAGAACTCAGTCCCGCGCGGCGAACCTGCGCAAGGTGACGATCACTCACGGCGAGCTGTATGCATTCCCGCGTGCGTCGAACTGGTCGCTTCAGGACCTCTTCTTCGATGTCCTGGGCTGGCTGACGATGGATGCGGCAGATACGTTTGCTGTCAGCATCTCGACTGCGATTCACGCAGGCACTGGCTCGTCTCAGCCTACCGGCATGACGACCGGCGCGCCGACCAATGCAGACGACTACGCATCTCCGATGCGTGCTGCAGCGGTCTTCGAGTACATCGCTACTGCGTCTTCGCCGATCACCACGGAGCCCAACATCGACGACCTGATCGACCTTCAGATGGCTGTTCGCCGGCCGTATCAGCCCAATGCCAAGTGGGCGATGAACTCGGTCACGATGGGCAAGCTGCGTCAGAAGAAGGACACGGCCGGCCAGTATCTCTGGCAGCCGAGCGTCCAGTCAGGAATGGCGGACCTCTTGCTCGGCAAGCCGGTGATCGTCTGGGAAGACATGGCGAACTACGCGGGTAACGCGATTCCGATTGCCTACGGCGACTTTCGGCGTGCGTACACCTACGCGAGAATCGGTGCGATGAGCATGATCCGCGACGAGGTGACGGTGCCCGGCTTCACGAATTTCCTTCTGGCGCAACGGGCCGGGGGAATTCCCCGTAACAATGACGCAGTTAAGTGGCTTAAGATGATCGCCTCATAGGTCATTTCGTATCTGAAACAAAAATGGTAGAATGGGGCCATTCCTAGTGATGGAGTGGTCCCATGTCTACCTGCAAGGTTGAAGGCTGTAACGATCCCTTTAACGCAAAGGGATTCTGTCGTAAGCATTACGAGAAATTCAAAAGGTACGGAGACCCTCTCTATAAGAGAGAAACTCAGAAAGGACAGTCATGCACTGTCCCTGGTTGTGGCAATGGAATTATTTGTAAGGGACTTTGCGCTATTCATTACGGAAGATGGCGAAGAAACGGCGACCCATTGAAAACTGCTCTCGACAGAGATCAAGACACTGGTCGTTTCTTCTCTAAGAGCGACACATGCAAAGCCGCAGGATGTAATGGTCATCGATTCGCAAAAGGTTATTGCCAGAATCATTATTATCATTTTTGGAAGCATGGATCTGCCACAGGCGGGCGCTCGACGCCAAACAGAAAACGCGGCGAGGGCACGAAGAACAACGGCTATCACTTCACGTCTGTTTTGGTGAACGGTGTGCAACGTCAAATCGGCACACACCGGCTTGTGATGGAACGGAAGCTAAGGCGAAAACTGCGCAAGAACGAAAACGTGCATCACGTGAATGGAATTCGTGACGACAATCGCTCTGAGAATTTGGAGTTGTGGGTCAAGACGCAACCATGCGGCCAACGTCCCGAGGATCTAGTTTCGTGGGCTTCGGAAATTCTGAAACTGTATGCGGCAGAGGTGAGGGCCGGGAAACGTGTTTAGTAATTATCAGAACAAGGCAGTTCGTGGATACGCGACCAAGCTGGTTCATCATCGCCTCCGGCCCATCGCTGACGATGGAGGACGTGAATGCGATCAGGAATCAGCCGACTATCGCGATCAACGACAACTACCTGTTAGCGCCTTGGGCCGATGTGTTGTACGCCTGCGACGTATGCTGGTGGGACTGGCACGCTGATCGCCAAGAGTTGAAGTCGTTCCAGGGCCGCAAGATCACGCAGGACAAGGAGGCGGCCGAGAAATATGGTCTCGAATACATCGAAAGCAGGGACGCAGACGGTCTTTCGCGCGATCCTGCGTACATCCACAAAGGATCGAATTCCGGGATTCAGGCGATCAACCTTGCGTACCATCTAGGGGCGCGCAGGATCGTGCTGTTGGGCTACGACATGCAGGCGACCGGAGGTAAGACGCACTGGCACGGCAAGCACCCGGGCGAAAGTTCAGACTATGGGCCGTGGCATAAGTGGCTGTGGCGGTATCAGATGGTTGCCGATGATGCTGATCGGATGGGCCTTGAAATCATCAACGCCACAAGGGAAACTGCACTACGATGCTTTCCGCGCGCAGCGCTGTCATCCTTGCTACCGGTCCCAGCCTGACGAATGAAGTGCTGAAGGCTGCGCGTCACGGTCAGGAGTTGGGCGCGTGGGCGGTGTTCGGGATGAATCACGTTTGGCGGGATTTTCCGACCCTTGACGTGTTCCTCGCGTGTAACAAGGAATTTTACGAGCTCGAATGGGATCGTGGGCTGAAGCATCATCGCGCCGAAAAGTGGCATTGGGATGCGGAGACGTGCCTTCGATTCGGGTTGAACTACGTCTCTGGCCGATGGGCTGATGGCTTTTCAAAAGAACCTGGTGTAATTCATCTCGGCCATTCGAGCGGGTTTCAGCTTCCGCAGCTCGCGTATCACGCGGGGTTTCGCAGGCTGCTTTTGTGCGGCTATGACATGAAATTTGCCCCAGACTATAGCGGAGAGAATCATCGCATCGGATCATGTCCGAGACATTATTTCGGCGACGGCGAATACGATGACGAACAATTGCAGCACTGGCCATCCAAGAGGGTGGTGAATGGTGTTCACGTCGAATTGATTGAGCAGTTTGAGGCCGTCAAGCGTTTGAATACTGACCTGCAAATTGTCAACTGTTCGCCTGGGTCTGCAATGACGTGCTTTCCTATGTCAACGCTTCAGGAGTGTCTAGACGAATGGGAGACATCGTCAGCCGCGAGAAATTCAGTAGGGGTTGGGTAGGAGGATTACCGGAGACTCCTTGCGGACACGGCTCAATGCTCGGAGTAACGACGGCGCAGCGGTCCTGGATTCCCAGACTGATTGATGCTTATGAGATTAGGAGCATCGTTGACGTAGGGGCTGGCGATCTCAATTGGATAAGCATCACTGACCTCAGAGGAGCGAGCTACATTCCTCTTGACTTGGTGCCGCGTAAGCCGGAAGTGAAGGCGTTCGACCTCGTGCTCGAAGTCCCGCCGAAAGCGGACCTGCTGTTGTGTTTGTGGGTATTGAATCACTTGCCATTTGAGGAGTGCCGCAAGGCTATATCGAACCTGAGGGCGAGCGGATCAAGGTATCTTCTGATGACCGATCGCCCGAAATGGCACCACGAGCAGCCGCCGGAGATCGCCATTCCACATATCGAGGAACTGAAACTGAACGAAAAGGGAGACAGGATTCTCCTATGCCCGATCTGACTGTCTGGTGCGTCTGTGTTGGCGACAAATACCATTCCGGCTATGTGTATGCGTTGCAGGAAGCAGTTGCCAAGGACCTGAGCGTTCCGCACAAGTTCCGTTGTATCACTACGCGCAGATTGGATGGTGTAGAGACGCGCAATCCTCCGGTTCCGTATTCTGGCTGGTGGTCGAAGATTGGGCTATTCGCTCCTGATGTTGCGGTGGGTCGTAGCATCTATTTCGACTTGGACGTAGTGATAACAGGTTCGCTTGATTATCTGGTCGAATTCACGCAGTACGAGTTCGCCGCACCGGCTAACTGGGCGCGCTCTGGTTACGGCGGGATTCAATCGTCGGTCATGGCGTGGCGCGGGAACTGGACAGGGCCGTATGACAAGATTCGCAGCGAGTGGCCGCACAGAGTTGTTGACAGCGACGGGTACACGAGCCTAGCCGGGACGAAGTTCTGGGGCGATCAGGAATATCTCTGGGACATGCTTGGCGACAATTGGGTAAGGATTCCAGGCGTGTGCAGTTACAAGTACCACGTTGCACCCAACGGGACTATCCCGGACGACGCGAGCGTGGTTGTGTTCCACGGGGAGCCGAAGCCAATTGACGTGAGCGACGAGTGCGTATTGCCTTTCACAGAAACCCTACGCAGGAACATCAGCGCGAACACGCGCAATGGCTCTCAGCAGGATGTAAGCGCCACGGCCTTACCCTGACTGTCACAGACCATCGGCATTTGCCTGCCGATCTACATATTGTCTCCGGGCCGCACTATGCCAAGTCGGCATGGTTGCACGATCCTATGGTGTTGCTGCTGGATAGGGCCTATTACCATGAGGAAAAGACCGGGCGCTGGAAAAGCATGGATTGGGTGTCGCTCGGCTGGCTACGTCCAGACGGTGGGCGCCGCTTCAGAGTTGGGTCTGGTCGTACCGCTCCAGTCGTTGAAAGCCGCCCCGAGACGGGAGGAACGATCTTCCTCGTCGATTATGGTGGGCAGATCGAGCAGGCTGATACGGTGCGCCGCCATCCGGCAGATGAAGCGCCAACAGAAACACTGCACGCTGCCTTACGACGGCATCGAACAGCAATTGGGTACGGGACGACAGCCTTGGTATCTGCTGCACTGGCTGGGCTTGAGATCGTCTGCAAGGATGCTCGGAATATCATGTCCGAACAAAACTGGGTGGAACTTTTGCCCTATGCAGACTGGCACTGGACCGAAATCGAAAACGGGGAGGCATTGGAACATCTATGGAAATCCTGATCCACAAACTGATCCGCAACGGCTGGCCGCAAGATTGCGAGCAGGAAATGATTGATGACTCGTTGCTCGAAAAGAGTGAGGGTTCGATCGATGATGAGAACGAGCACACAACTTGGACTGAGTGGCGTCTGGACGGAAAGATCGTGAAACGCGGGGCGCATGTGAGGCTGAAAAAGAACGTCGCCGCTGAAGCGGTGGCGGCGATGTTTTATTAACTCTGGAGAACTGTAATGGCAAATTCCCAAGCAATGGTAACTGCATTCAAGGTGCAGGCGCTATGCGGAACACATGCTCTAGGCACGCAGGCGGCGAATGGCGTGCGCACGGTCACAACGAAGGACGTGGTCAAACTTGCGCTATTCCTTGCCTCGGCTTCGCGCGGGGCTGGGGATACGGTTTATGACACGACTGGCGAACTGGCTGGTACGGGCAACTATACCCAGGGCGGCGTGACGCTGACCAATGCGACGGAGCCGACGAACGACGGCACTACAGCGCACTGGACCCCGAGCGCGAGCGCGAGTTGGACGAATCTTACATCAAGCGGCGCGTTCGATGCGGCCGTGCTCTATAACAGCAGCGCGACGAACAAGAACGAGATTTCTGTCCATACCTTCAGTTCGCAGAGCATCACAGGGGCAGATTTTACCCTCACCATGCCGACGAACAACGGAACGACCGGCCTGAT